ATGGAACCATTTAAATCGAAAATAGTAACTAACGTATTGCTAGTCGCAATTCTAGCCTGTTTATTGGCTCTTGGAGTGGAAATTTCATCAGAGAGTAAAGACCTGAAAAATGATTACCTAGTCGGCGATGTTAACGGCGATGGAATATTAAATATATCAGACATGGCCATGATTAAGAGTCATCTTATGGGAGTAAGACGTCTTGAAAAATCAGAACAACTGCGGGCTGATATCAATAAAGATGGAATAGTGGATGGAACAGACTTGGAATTAGTAAGGATTATCATTCAACGAAAGTTAGGGGTGTATGAATAATGACATTAAACGAATCAGATAGAATTAAACTCGAGTTAGATCAGTTTAAAAGAGAACTATCCTCATGTAATTGGTATAACATGAAATTAAGAGAGGTAAATTTAGACCTTGAAGAAATAGCGGTCAAACTGTATGAAGTACCAGGACAGTCATATGAAGAGCGAATTGGTTCAAACAACGGATATCAAACACCCAAACTTGCATTGATGCTGGAAGAAGAGGAACTAATTAGATTAAGGGATAATTGGGAATCCAAAATAAATTACTGCAGAAAGGTTTTAAGCTTTTGCAGTATAGATGTAAAGACTTCCCTAATAAGAATGTACATATTGGAAGATAACCATAGCGAAGTGGCAGAAACCTATGATTATTCAAGAACTGGATGGAACAAAATTATTGATAAAGAACTTAAAACGTTACTAATTACTATGTGAAACAAAAAAGAGACATTGTCTCTAAAATAAAGTGTTATTATGATATCGTTAAGTTGTAACGGCTTAGCAAATCTCTAAACACAATCCATATCCGTACAAAAGGCACGCATTAATTTGTGTGTCTTTTGTTTTGGTTCGCGCCACAGCATAACCAGACAAGTTATAATTCCTCCGCTGTGGCGGGAACGAGAAAGGGTGATTACATGTATCTATGCACAAAACTATGTATTGGTAAGAGTAATTCAGAATATTTAGTTCAAATTGCACAAGGTGATAAAGTTCAAGTGATTAAGAAACTAAGGGATGTAGTCCAAGTGAGACTCAACTCAAAACAAATTGTCTACATTAGCAAGTCTACATTGATGTCTAACTTCAAACCTATTTAACGAAATGAATTACAGTAAGAAGCAGCGAAGAGCAAGAAGATCCAAGCCAAAGAACTGGGAGCATGAGATTGCAAAAGGTAATACAGATGCATTCTACAAAAGTACTGATTGGGATATCTTACGGGAGAAAGCATTAATAAGAGACAACTTTACTTGTCAATTCTTTATGGGGCTTTGGACTGACGGAAAACACAAACCAACTCGTATTGAACCCGTAAAAGCAAATACAGTTCACCATATCATTTCAATTAAAGAGAGACCTGACTTATGTTTGGATATAGATAACGTTATCAGTTTATCTTTTGATGCTCATGAATTGATTGAGGGAAGAAATGGATTTTTGTTTAAGCGCAAGAAAAAATTGACCAAGGAGATGTGGTAATGGAACTTAACAAATATATTCTACAAACGAATGGACTACTACAGTCCGAACAAAAAGGCAGTGGAGTCATAAAGTACACTGAGGATATTATGACAACTTACTTCCTAACGGAGTTAGATGTCAAAGCAGTACAAGTATTTGCTTCTACAAAGGTAAGTAATGATGTTGCACTTCAGCTATCTCATACGACAAAACTAATCGAAGTAATCCAAAATTCTTTTATGGTATTGATTGATATTGATCAAGCACAAGCAAACGAAATAATGAAACTGATTGGCATGTTCGATGGTTCTTTTGTTGAAGGTAAACAAGCTGCAGTGTACGACTACTTGGTTAAGGTTGAGGTTGCTAATGGATTAATACTTGTTGCTGTAACAGAAGTTAGTTAACTAAGTTAACTTGTTTGTTAACTTAAATAAAAAATGAAGTGTCAATCAAAATACCCCCCCCTAAAAATCTCGGATTAATAATTTTCTAAGGGAGAGCGGGAGTGTGGGTCTGACTGTTCAGAAATAATTGAAAATCTCGCGTGAAAGGGGGTGCTGATAAATTGGACCTAAAAACACAGTCTTTAGAGCTTAAAAAAGCATTGAAGAAAAACAAATCATTCAGTCAACGTAAATTAGCCGAATATTGCTCTGTTAGTGCTTCGATTGTTAGTCAGTGGGTAAACGGGAAACAAAAAATCAGCGACGCAAAACTTCCTCTTGTCGAGTCATATTTTGATGTTAACTTTGTTACTGAGAAAAAACCCAAAAAAGTTAACAAAAAGATAAAAGTTAACCAAGTTGAAAATGTCACTGATAATTTAATCAGTTCAAGTACCAATCTCAAACCACCTGATTCTAGTAATGAAAAATACGACTTAATTCGCAATGATTTATCAGATCAACTCGAAGCTCAAGGCAAGTTTGGAAAACACTATGAAAGTATACTAGATCATCTAGTGTACTTTTTTAAATTGAAAGACGAATTGCAGAATGATATCGAAACAAATGGAATCAGAATAGAAATATCTACTGGTAATGGACATCCTAAAATTGTTGACAATCCATCAATTAAAAACTTGAATTCAGTTAGCTCGAGAATCATGACAATTATTAAAGACTTGAACCTCGAAGATGAAGAACCTGCGGATGGTTTTACATTTGATGAATTTACCTAAAGTAGTCGTCGAGTATATTGAATTTGTCAGCAATAACCCAGATGCAATATCTAATGATATTAAGAAACTCATCGAAAATGTTGTAATTCCGACTTTCGATGATGAAAACACTTATTTTGATGAAGAAACATTTAATAGGTGTATCTCATTTTGCGAAAGATGGTTCTATCCACTGTTTCCTTTTCAAAAGTTTAGGTATGCAATGGCATTTGTATATCGAAAAGATAATCCGGACATAGTAATCTTCAAAGAACAGTTTGATCTCATGGGTCGAGGGAATGGTAAAGATGGATATCTAATACCTTTGGCACTATTTATGTTAACTCCTATGTATGGGGTCAATAATTACAACATCGACATTGTCGCTACAAGTGAAGAACAGGCAATTAATTCATTCGATGTGGCATATAACATGCTTGAAGAAAATAAAAAAGTCATGCGCAAATTATTTTACTGGAACAAAACAGAAATCATTTGCAAACAAACGAAGTCAAAAATGCGATACAACACCTCTAATGCTAAAACGAAAGATGGTAAGCAAACGGGAATGATTATCTTTAATGAGCTTCATGCATATGAAGATTACAAACAGATTAATGTTTTCTCGTCAGGTCTTGGAAAGATTAAACATGCTAGAACGTGGACAATTACTACAAATGGTGTCGTTCGAGATGGTCCGCTAGATGAAAAAATATCAACAGCAGAGAGCGTTCTAAATGGTGAAGTCAATATGCTAAGTATGTTTCCGTTCCTAAATAGAATTGATAGTAAATTGATTGATAAACCTATGAAAAAGTATTTAGAGACATTTGATGAAAATGATATCGATATAACTGTTTGGGAGCAATCAAATCCGAGTCTTAGGTATATGCCTGTACTTAAAGAACAGGTTATTACCGATTACGTAAAAATGTTAAAAACACCTTCATTTAAAACTGAATTCTATGCAAAACGAATGAACAGACCAATGCAGCGCCAGGAGCAAACAGTTACAAGTTGGGAAAATATACTCAAAGCTTCTTATTCTGATGTAACACGAAAAATTGGAAGAAGCCAAACGGTAAAGAATGGCAGTGCTGCAATTGTAGGTATCGATTTCGCTTCATTTAATGATTTCGCCAGTGCTGGATTTTTATTTGAAGTTGATGGAGAAACCATTTGGATACAAAAAACTTGGATTTGCTCAAGAAGCAAGTTTTTTAAAGAAATGAAGTTCCCGTTCGACAATATTGGTCAAGAAGGATTTAAAGATTTTGAAGTTCTTGACCACGATTACATCGATGAACGTCATCTCGTTGGTTGGGTCTATGAAAACATGATGAAATACAACGTAAAGAAGATTGTTCTCGACAGTCATCGATTCCTATTGCTCAAAGCAGCTTTTGAAGAATATGGAATAACAGTCGAATCTAGAGACAATAAAGATGGAATGGTACGGATGATTCGACTTAATAACTCTGTTTACAACATAGTGGCTCCGCAGATAGAAAAACTATTTATCGAAGGGAAAATTAATATTGGGAACAGTGCGATGATGCGGTGGGCAATCAATAACACTGCAATGAAACGAGGTAAAGATGGTTCTCTTAGTTTTGATAAGATTGAACCGAAGTTACGGAAAAACGACCCTTTCATGGCATTTGTCCATGCTATGCAGGCTAAAGAATTACTCAAAACACAAGTAATTACACTTTATATGTAATTTAGAAAGGAAAACATTTATGAATCTATTTAAAAGATTACAAAAGAGTTCTGTACTCATTGATTTTTTAGACGGTGATCTAGAAAAAACTGCAAAAGAATTAAATGTAAAAGAACTAATGATTGATCATGCGATTGATTTAATTGCAAAGCAAATATCTAAGGCAAAATTTAATTATTATGAGAATGGCCAAATTAGTAATGACGAAGTTTCGTACACATTAAACGTAAAACCTAACAACATCCAACTAGCTAATTCATTCTGGTCAGATGTAGCAAGAACTCTTTTAAAAGAAAATGAAGCTTTGCTTATCGTTAAAAATAAGAAATTAGTTCTTGCTGAGAGCTTTGATGTAAAAAGTGCAGAGTTTAACTCAGTAAAATATTCGAACATCAAATTCACATTTGATGGCAAAAGTTACTATTCAACGAGCTCATCTAGTGAAAACGCAATTCATCTATCGCTTGGAGATTCCGATATAACCAATGTCATTGAATCCTTTAATAAAGATTATTCAGAAATGATTCAAGTTGCTTTAAAGGGGTATTTAAGAAGTAACAGTAAAAAATTCAAGTTAACGCTTCCCGGGGCAAACACCCAATACCAAGACCAGGATGGAAATGAAGTAAGTGTAGATAGTTATGTAAATGAAAAGGTTCTTCCAAGTCTGCTTGACGTGGGAGATGGAGTAATATCGATACCAAATAGTTTCCAGCTTGAAGAAATGAATATTAAAGAAACTTCAAAAACTTCAAGTGATACGAATGATCTTATAAAGAAATTTGGTGATTACGTCGCCATGATGTTTTGTATACCATTAGATGTTTTCTATGGTAGTCAGACTGAAAAATCTACTGGAACAAATGATTTCATGACTTTTGCGGTCATGCCGATTATTAAAATTATCGAAACTGGACTTAATGCTGGACTTATCTCAGAAAAAGACTATCTAAACAATACTCGAATCATCGCAAACAAATTCTCAATGCAGTATTTCAACATTATGGATATTTCATCGAGCATTGATAAATTGCGCAGCGTAGGATATTCGTTTAATGATACTCAAACATTTATCGATGAACCGACTATTGATGAAGAATGGGCCAATAAACGATTTATAACGAAGAACTATCAAGACATGAAATTCGACGAGCAAAAGGAAGGAGGTGATTAAATGAACGATGTGATGCAATTTAAACAAAAAAATGCAACCACAACTGAAATGTACGTTTACGGAGAAATTCGTAAAAAAGGATTATTCGAGATGTGGTTTGGTGATGACGAAACTAGAACAGGTGCATTTGATATAAAAGATGCATTAGAAAAAGTGACAACACCGAATTTGACAGTACGTATCAACTCAATGGGCGGATCCGTAAGTGAAGGACTAGCAATTTACAACCTTCTTGAAAGTTTTGAAGGTGAAGTCACGACAATTATCGATGGATTTGCATGTAGTGCAGCTTCGATTATTTTCATGGCTGGGAGTAAACGGATCGCGCCTGAATCTAGTTTACTTATGATTCACAATGCATGGTCTAGTGTTTCGGGAGATTCTAATGCACTTGAAAAAGCTGCAGAGGATTTAAAGAAAATTACACAACCAAGTCTCAGTATTTATACTTCAAAGAGTAATCTAAAAGAAGATGAAATCAAATTGATGATGGATAAGGAAACTTGGATTACTCCTCAAGAGTCATATGACTGGGGATTTTCAACGACAATTGATCGTAATGAAGCGAAACAGTCCATTGGAGATGAATACTTCAAAAGATTAATTATCGAAAATAAATCTTTGAAACAACAATTGAATGAAATAAGTTTAGAAACCGTTGAACAACAAACACAAAACGTGACTGGTTGGGAGGGTTTCTTTTAGTTGATAAAGGAGAAAATTATGAAACTAAAAAACATTAATACTGAAGCATTGGTACAGAAAATTCAGGAAGCTTCAATGGAAGGCAAGAGTGAAGCAATTGTTCAAGCGATGCAAGCGTTACTTGATGATGCAATGAGTGAACAAGTTACACGATATCAAGAAATGGCAGCAGATGTTCAAGCAAATGCAGCAATGGCAGAAAAATACGGATTACGTCAATTATCTTCTGAGGAAAAAGATTACTATCAAAAAATCACTACTGGAGCATATACGACGGAACAAGACAATTTGCTTCCTAAAACAGTTCTAACTTATTTATATGAAGATTTGAAAAAATCTCGTCCTTTGTTCGCACACATTGACTGGGCACCTGCAGGTCTAAAAAAATGGATTGTTGGTGAAAAAGTTGGAAAATCAACTTGGGGTGCGCTCGATTCAAAGATCACGGAGGAAATTAAAGCCGAATTAAGTACTATTGATTTAGAAGCACACAAGTTATCTGCGTTCTCTTTAGTACCTCTTGGAGTTATTGAATTAGGGTTCGAGTGGGTCGATTTATTTATTCGTGAATCATTGCTAGAAGCAAATGAAGAAGGTCTCGAAGAAGGCTTTATTGCAGGGATTGGAAAAGATTCTCCGATTGGAATGCTTAAAGATTTAGATGGATCTGTAACTGGTGGAGTTTATCCGGACAAAACAGCAGTTAAATTAACAGATTTTACACCAGCAGGTCTTGCTGAAGTTGTTAAATCACTCAGTGATGACGGTAAACGCACAATTTCTAAGATGCTTCTCGTCGTCAATGCTTCAGATCAATATACAAAAATTGCGCCAGCAACTGTATTTTTAACCGCTACTGGAGAATATCGTCGTGTGATGCCTTATGATATCGAAATTATTCCATCTGTAGCAGTTCCAAGTGGTAAAGCCATTTTGACACTACCTAAAGCTTATACTGCTGGTATCAATCGTATGGGAATTTCTACAAGTGATGATTTCAACTTCTTGGATCACTTACGTACACACAAAATTGTTACATATGGTAACGGAATCATTAAGAAGAATAACATGGCAGTTGTGCTTGATATCACTGATATTAAGCCAGTAGCATTCAATGTTGCACAAGATGGAAAAACTGGTGAAGGAGCATAAGCTCCTTTTCTCATTAATTCAAGGAGGTAATTATGTATGAAGTAATCGCACGTTGGCACGACTTAAAAGATGATAACCATCAGTACCATCCTGGTGATACTTATCCACGTGAAGGATTGAAGCCCAACAAGAAAAGAATTCAAGAACTGAGTTCAACGAGTAACATTCGAGGAATTCCTTTAATTAAGAAAATTGAAAAGAAGGTAGCCGATAATGGTGAACAAGAAAACGGAAACTGACTTCGATAAAACTAAACTAATGGCAGAAATACGTATTGAACAAAATATTTCGCCGTACGTAGAAGATGCATCGTTTACTCACTTAATTGATGAAGGTATTTATGACATCAATAATATGTCGGGTTTTCGAATTGACTATGACCAAGATTGTGATGCAAGAGCGTTATTAAAAATGTATGTTTTATATCGTCGTTTTGCGCGACTTTCAGAGTTTAAGGAGGTATATGCAGGTGCTTACACCACTTTACAAATCAGGTACCACAATGCCGGTATATAACGATGGTTTTGCGTCGATATTAACTATTGATCAAACTGATGATAATTATCCTCAAGATGTGTTAGTTAACACTGATAAGAAGATAGGTTTCAAAATGTTATCAATTTCAGATCGGCTCAAGTTCGAATTTGAACAACGGGAAAAGAAAATCTCATTGAAAATTAGAATCCCTCAAAGTATGGAAATTACATCAAAAACTGTATTGAAACTCGGGAGTGATTACCACAAAGTTTACAACGCATATCACTTCACGAATAAAGAGGGATTTCCTGAAACAGATTTAACTCTTGAGCCGTATACTGATCCAGTTTTGAAGGAGAATGTGAATGGATAAAAGCAAGCTTGTAGAAGTTCTCAAAAGTCTTGGAATACCCGTCAACGAAGGAATCCAAAATGATAACGATGTAAACAAATCTCCTAGAATTGTATTTTTTGAATACTTATGGACCGACATTCCAGCAAGTGATGATGTTCATGCCACAGTTGTGACATATCAAGTGTCTTTCTATTCAAGAACTCCTCGTGATCCCAAATTAATTCTATTAAAAGAAAAACTCAATGAATTAGGTTCTAGGCCTCAAATAAATCATGAGTTTGTTGACAAAATTCCATCATTTCATTCATTTTTTCAAATAGATGTTATTGAAGATTTAGGAAATGAGACAGAATAACGATTCGTTCGATGCTTTTCTAGAACTCAGTGAGTATCTTAGTGAAGTAACAACTTCTGCAAGCAAGGTACAGGATGTTCTAGTTATTGCGGCAAAAGAGTATTCAAATGATTTGAGAAAATTGCCTAAACCACATTCAGATATCAGAAAAGCTGGATATACTCATTTGCTCGATAGTATTGGGTACGTTAGGGCAAAAGACAATGAGGTCGAAGTAGGGTCTAAAACTGAATACTATTTACGTTTTGTAAATGATGGTACAAAATCAAGCGCAAAAAGAAAATGGAGTACTCCAAGAACTCTATTTTTGAACAATACTTACGAACGAAACAAAGAGAAATACAATGCACTAATGCTTCGCAAATTGAAGCTAGAAGGATAAAAAATGACTACAAAAAAACCATTTATTAAGCGCTCTGTCGGCGCGCAATATACTGCATTCAATACACCAGGGGCAGATGGACAGTTCGATTTAGCTGCATTTGAAAAAGCAGTTAAACAAGAAGTTGTCAAAACAATTGGTGTGACAGAAAATGAAGAAACAAATACTGTTACCGCAAGTGGAAAAATGTATGCAACAGTGTCACAACGCAACGGTACGGAAATTGCGATGGATGTTGTAGCGTTTGATCCACAAACACTATCTCGAATGCGCGCAGAAACCAATACTGGCGGACTCGTAAAGAGCGGTGAAGGAAAAGAACGTCCATTTTTCGCATACGGATATGTCGAGAAGAAGGATGCTGGAAATTACAAGTATATTTGGTATCCAAAATGTCAACTTGTGTCGAACACAAAAGACATTGCGGATGGAGGTGAATCATTCAGTGAGCAGAATGATACATTAACGATTCGTGCTTACGCATATGATGATTTAGGAAACGATCATGTTTACATCGACAGTGAATTTGAAAATGTTCCTGAAGGGATTACTGAAGATAAATTCTTTGCTAAACCTATTACAACAATTGAAGGATTAACAGAAGGAGCGTAATGCTCCTTTTGTTGTTAAAAGGAGGATCCAATGATTCTACAACTTAAATCGGGACAAGCAATAAAACTTGAGTGGAACTATCTAGTTCTTGAATATTTGGAAGAACGAGAAGGTTCAATGGAAATGTTGCAAGAAAAAGTAAATCAAACGAATGACCTTGAAAAAGTACGTCTATCCAATTCATTCATTTATGCCGTTATTCAAGCAAATGTTGATGATGTGATGACTTACAAGCAAGCAATTAGAAGTGTTAAGCCCGAGGACTATCCGCGTGTTTTCGCATTCATTCAAAAGCAATTAGAACTTCAAAATTCTTACAAAAAAAAAGGAACATCAAAGAGGAATGGAAACCGCAAAAAGAACGGTCAGAAAAAATCGACTGGGCAAGCCTGAAATTTACAGCAATTCAAATTGGCATTGGCGAGTCTGAATTTAAAAAAATGAATCCCATCGAGTTCAATCAGATGGTCGATATGCATATTGAACTAGAAAGGAAAAAGAATGGCAAATGATTTAAAGAAAGTTGGTCTCATATTTAAAGCCGATGGTTCTGCTGATTTTATTAAAAGTAATCAGGCTGTAAATGCAGTTCTTAAAGAAAACTATCAACAATTCAGGTTAACACAATCTCAATGGGATAGTTCTACAAAAACATCTGAAAAATTAAGAGACAAGATGCAGTATCTTACACAGGCATATGATATCCAAAATGACAAAGTAAGAATCCTTAAGACTGAACTTAAAGAACTTCAATCGAATGAACAATCATCAACTGTTGAAATTGAAAAGAAAAAAGCTGCAGTTGCGCAAGCGGAAGCAGAACTCGGTAGATATCAAAAGCAAATGAATGCAACTTCAAAAGAGATTAAGTCAGGAACGGCCGATCTAAAAGATTTTGCAAAGAAACTTGATGATACTGGAGACAAACTTGTTAGCACTGGAAAGAAAGCATCGGTATTCTCTGCAGCCTATGCTGCGGCTACTGGTTTAGCGATTAAAGCATCAGTCGATTTTGAAAGTGCAATTGCAGGAGTAAATAAAACTATTGACGGTACTCCAAAACAACTTGCAGACATTAAGCAAGGCATTAGAGACATGGCAAAAGAAATTCCAGCAAGCACTACCGAAATTGCAGCAGTTGCAGAAGCAGCCGGTCAACTAGGAATACAGACCGATAACGTATTAGCTTTCTCAAGAGTAATGATTGACCTTGGTAACGCAACATCGATGTCTGCAGAAGAAGCGGCAACAACTCTTGCTCGATTTGCGAATGTAACTAGAATGTCTCAAAATGATTTCTCAAAGCTCGGATCATCCATTGTAGCTTTAGGTAACAACTTTGCTACAACTGAATCCGAAATTTCGGCAATGGCCATGAACCTAGGTTCTGCAGGAACGCAAATTGGAATGAGCCAAAGTGACATATTAGCGTTGGCAGCATCATTAAGTTCAGTAGGGTTGGAAGCACAAGCGGGTGGTACTGCATTTTCTAAATTGATGATTGAAATGCAACTTGCGACTGAAACAGGTAGTGATGCATTAGCAGATTTTGCAAATGTCGCCGGTATGAGTGCAGATGAATTTGCACATAAATTTAAAACTGATGCAACAGGAGCTGTTATGGCATTCATTGAGGGATTATCCAAAACTGATGAACGCGGAGCATCGGCAATTAAAGTTCTTGATGATATGGGTATTTCTGAAACACGTCTACGAGATGCCTTACTGCGTTCAGCAAATGCCAGTGATATATTTAGTGATGCAATAGGTCTAAGTTCTCAAGCATGGGAAGAAAATACGGCTCTAACTGATGAAGCAAGTCAAAGATACGCTACTACAGAATCTCAAATGATTTTGCTAAAAAACTCAGTAAATGATTTAGCTATTTCTTTTGGTGATTTATTGCTACCAAAGGTCCAAGCATTCGTTGATTTCATGAAAAACATAGTTGATGCAATAAACAATCTTAGTCCTGCAATGAAGTCCGTTGTTTTATTTATCGGATCACTTGTTGCTGCGATTGGTCCGTTGCTAATAATTATTGGAAAAATGGCTCATGGTGTTTCTGCATTGATGAAAGCATTTATTTCACTCAAACCAATAGTTGCCCCAATATTTGTTGCTTTAAAAGCTGCAGTCGTTGGGTTTGCTGCAACATTAGGTTTGCCGGTTGCCGCAGTTGTTGCAATTGGTGCAGCTATAGCAGCTTTAGTTGTTGTAGTTGTTAAATATTGGGACGAAATAAAGACATTCACTATAAATACGTTTAATGCCATTTCAGAGACAGTTAGCGGTGTAATTTCAGGTATGGGTCAACACTTCACGAACTTTAAAGATTCAGTAACGAGTGTCATTGAATCAATCAAACTATTTTTTACTGAATCATTTGCAAGTATTGAAACTTTCTTCCAGGAAATATTTAACAATATCTCAATCTTTGTAACTGAATGGATAGCAATCATTTCGGAAAACTTCAACGCATTTATTGCAAAAATAATGGAGATGTTGGCATTACCAATTGAATATTTAAAAAATGCTGCAATTCTTATTGTGGCAGTGCTTGCAATGATGTTAGAGACTATTTATACAACTGTAATCGCGCCATTAGTTGCATTCTTTGTAGGTGCATTTGAAACGATAAAGACTAACATCGAAACAACGATTGCGAATGTAGTTGAGTTTTTTCAAACATCATTCAATACAATTCAAACAAACGTTACTGCAACCTTGAATGGGATTTATGAATTCTTTACTAACATATTCGATTGGATTAATCAAAATGTTATGATGCCGTTTCAACTCAAAATGACTGAAATCTTTAATTCAATTAAGCAAGTTGTATCATCGTTTATCGAGGGTACAAAGGCATTCTTTATGAATGGTTTTGAATGGGTTAAAAACAATGTAGTACAACCGCTTGTAGGATTTTTTAGTGGGGTTTTCAATTCTATCTTTAGTGTTATTAACAACGCTATTTGGTCAATACAAAATGCTTTTGCAAACATGAAGAATTATGTCCTAAATATGTTTACTGCCGTTAGAGACTCTGTTGCTCTTATGTTTAATGCTATCGGAAACATAATTAAAGCGCCAATCAATGGAATCATTGGCCTGATTAACAGTGTTCTCAGTTCTTTAAATAGAATTCGAGTACCTAGTTGGGTTCCTGGCATTGGTGGAGCTTCTGTTAACTTTCCAATGGTTAGTTACTTGGCAACAGGAGGCGATTTGCTCTCAGGGGCAGCTATTGTTGGTGAGGCAGGACCAGAGATATTAATGCAAAGTCAAGGGCGATCAACAGTCGTACCACTTACAGAAAGTGGAAAACACAATGCAACAAGTATTATTGATTATGAGAAATTAGGTGCTGCAGTTGCCAATGCAATGAGATTAATGAAGTTCACAATCGATGACGATGGTATCGGTAAATTTGTCGATGATAGACTGTTGGGGGTTATCCAATGATTAAGTTTAATGATTTAAGCGAAATAGAATTAGGTGTTGTTATTGAAGAACCAACAAGAATTCTAGGAAGAGCCCCTTTAAAAACAGAAATAACAGCGATTGATGGTCGTGATAGTAACATTGTTGATTATCTAGGATATGAACCATTTAAGACATCTCTTGATTTTCAGATTCTAGATATTAGTAAAATTGATTTACTATTTGAGACTTTAACAGGTCAATTAAGGCTTGATTATGATGGAAAATACACTTTTATTAACACTTATGATGCTATTAACCTGGAACGTATGGCGTTTCTAAGGAAATTCTCAATATCTGTTCATCGAGATCCATTTTGGAGAATTGATGATGATTTTGTAGAAGATTTTAGCAATGTCGGAAACGTAGCTTCAAAACCAATTTTACGACTTGTTAAGAAACAAGACTCAACAGTAGATATGACAGTATCGGGCATTCGGTTTAAGTACACGTTTAATGAACATGATGCACATGTTGATATTGATTGTGAAAATAAAAATGCGATGTACGATGGACTATCGAGAAATAGGAATTTAGAAATTGGATGGGATTTCCCAATATTTCATCCAGGGAAAAACGTTGTAACAATTCACTCAGGTGATGCTTTGATTTTATGTAAAAGAAAGGACTTGTGGTTATGATAAGACTATTCAATTCTGATGAAACGAAATTTCTTTCAAACGGAGACCATGTTATCAATCCTTTTAAACTGATTGAAACAAAGAAAAAATCGCTTAATGGGTGGTTTATAGAAGTAGAATGCTCAATTGAACACAAAGACATAATCGCTAAAGATATGTTGTGTGTCATCCAAACAAAATCTAAACTTAAACCACAAGCATTTCGAATTAATACTTTAAAGGTAACATCTCGAAAAATAACCTTCACAGCTGATCATGTTATGTTTGATGGGGAACGATACTTTCTCGATAATGTGAGACCTACAAATATGAGCGCAATCGGAGCGCTTAACTATATTGATGAGAGAGCGGACAATGATAGTCCGTTTTCTTATGTGTCAAATGTATCAAGTTCTAATACTGCGTATTTCATAAGAAAAAACTTACTGGAAGCATGGTCAATCATGGAAGAACGTTGGCAGGGCATATTTGATGCTGATAACTTTGAGATTAGTTTTAATATTGATTTACCAATTGATAAGGGTGCAACGCTCAATTATGGTGTTGACCTGCAAGGTGTTGAAGTTATTGAAGATTGGAGCGAAGTCGTCACTAAGCTTTATCCAACTGGCTATGATGGAATTATGCTTCCTGAGAAATTCTTATTGTCAGAAATCGAATATCAACAACCCTACACTAAAACAGTACATTTTGAATCGGAGTTTGAGGAAGATGAAAAAACTCCAGAAAATTTGATTCCCGAACTGAGGGCTAATGCAAGGAAGTACATGTTACAAAATGAAGTTCCTCGCGTTTCTTATACTGTTAAAAGTGATGTTCAGCAAAATCTAGATATTGGTGATTTAATTGTAGTAAGACATCCAGTCCTATTACTTAATACTCAAGTTCAAGAATATACTTATGATGTTATATCTAAAAAAGTGAGAACTCTTGTATTTGGAAACTACAGTCGAGATGTAAAGAAGAAGTTTGGTGAAGTAAAAGACTTAATTAATAAAACAGTACAAAAAATGTCCGTTACAGAAGCATTAGTAAATCATCAAACCAACTTGATTAATTCACTTAATAAAAATGGATTTGTTTATATCGATGATAACGAAATCTTAATACTCGATAAATTACCTAAGGAGAATGCATTAAACGTTTGGAGATTTGGTCTTGGTGGGATAGGTTTTTCTTCGAATGGTTATGAAGGACCGTTTGATTTTGCCTTCACTCAAGATGGTAAGTTCAATGCTAGTTTTATATCAGCTGAATCTATAACGACAAATCACTTAGCGAGTGACGTTGGATCAAGTCTAGACTTGTCATCTAATAAAGCGATAACAGCATTGGTAAAAGATTTAGGAACACTTGATAACGGACAGAATTTGATATTAGGTGCTAATGGAGAACTCGGGTACAACGGCTGGGAGTTTTCTCAACCAGGATTGTACCCATCATTCTCGCCACCTCACGTACCAATGAGTAGAATTACTCCTACATTCATCGTGGAAAAAGTTCATTCACTATCTAAATCTGCTCTAAAGTTCTTCACTGAAGGTAAAGCATTATCTCCGGTTGCGTATATAGTTCCAAACGAAATTTATTCATTGAGACTAAAAAGACAATTGGGTATGCAAAGTTTTAGTGTGTCAATTATTGAGTTTAATGCCGGCATGCTTCAATTGAAGAAAACGAGCGTTGTATTTGACGATGCCAATGAGTATGAAGAAGTATCGTTCAAACCAACAAGTGAAACAATGTATGCACGATTTGAAATTGAGACACTCGATAGCAACTCACTTACATTAACTGAAATTATGTTCAATCGAGGAACACCTTCAGTTTGGAAAGAGAGTTCTGAAGAAGTACGTGTATATGCTGAAACAATCGTACAAGTCTTAGATAACAAGTTTAAAATCGATATTGAAGAAGTTGAACGTAGTGTTGATGGAATAAATCATGATATCCACAATGCGGGATTAGAAATAAATGCTAAAGAAGGAATTCTAGCATATGGTCCTAAGTTGAAAATTATGGATCAGGGAAAAACAAAAGAACTACTATCAGTTGTTACAAGAAATGGTCAGGAGTCTATCTACATCGACATATCTAATGGTTCCGTTGGGAATTTCAGTCTTATAGATGGAGTCATGGATTTTACGACTGCTGATTATATTCGAGATTACACAAAAGCAGATGCTGCATATGTGAAGATGATCCTGGAAAGTACCGTAACACCAACTTCGGAAGATTTAGTCATTTATGATTTGAATGGTGACGGAACAATAAATGTTATTGATTATTCGATGATTAATGCAGAAGTAAACGGTATTAGAAAGATAAATCGAATCGTTAAATCAAACATTAAAATCGGAACAAATCACGGTAACGTTGAAATAACAACGTTGTACAAGAAAGATAATAATTATGTAGTTGGAGAACGAAACGTGTTTTCAAGTTCAAGTACTAATTCAAGGAACCTAATTGCTAAGGCAATGTCTACAGAAGCAATAAGTTTAAAAGGAAAACTATTAACCGTCGATTCAAATGGTTTTGTTAAAGCAATTGTAGATGCTTAAAGAAAGAGAGGTTGTACATGCCAATGAAAAGCTTTTTAAGTTACATATTTAAAGACAATGACCCAGCAACTACCGACTTGTTCGATTCAAATTGGGGGAATGGGGTTACTGCTCACCTTAATAGTCTAATGCGTTCCCCTCATATTACAATTCCAAGTGATGACAGACAGGCTCAATTGAACCTCGAAGGATCAAATTACTACATAGGCCCAGACGGTATCTCTCTTGGTTATCCTGCGAACTATATATCATTAATTAATGTGAAGCGAGACGCCAACTTGAATCTTCAGTTATTGTATTCAAATGTTGGGATATGGGCTAGAACTGTAAACCATAACGCATCTTCACTGGAATGGACATTAATGGCCTCACCAAAAAGAAGATATGCTATAACGCAAGGAACTGGTGCATCTAGTATTGGTCTTGGAAGAGTTACAGAAGTAAATGGAGTAGTTACATTGGAACTTGTCGGAGTATTTACAGCTGGTGGAGGAGTAAAATTACTCGGATGGATTCAAGGTGGTTTAGCACCTAGTAGCGTTATTCGTGCGGTTGGAATTACAACGAGCGGAGGAGTTACAAAACCAGCAGTATTCCGTGTATCTAATGAAGGGTGGATTGATACACCTGAAGGTGCAGGCGGAGAGTTTCATTTGTATGTCACGTATACTAAATAATCAAAGGAGAAACTATGAACGAAATCATACTATTCATTAAGAGCGACCCATTGTGGGTCGCTTTATCATCATTACCGCTAGCAATTATAGCGAAGAATTTACTTGGTGCAGGTCATGCACAACAATCTAATCAATTAAATTGGAACTATCTGAAACGTGGATTGTACAAAGGATTACTAATTTACATGGGAATCGCGGTTCTGTCCGTCATGGCAGCTCTAAGTAATGATTTAAGTGTCAATGTTAATGGAACGAGTTTAACTCTCGTACAAGCCGTTACAGTGATAATCATGGGAGCAGTCGCGGTATACGTGAAAGATATCTTTGAACTGTTTCTACTAATCTTTAAACAACCAACAACTATTGATGAAAATAAAGTAATTAAAACAGAAAGCGGTACTTATGAGTACCAGGAGGACAAGTAATGTTACAATTCGCAGAATACGCTAAACAAGTAGGACTAACAGTTAAACAAAACTTTACGAGTAAAGTAAGTTCCGCTTACGGATCCACACGAGCATCAAGTGCCGCTCATCGTAAACCAATTGAAATGGTTGTTATTCATACAACCGCAAATGACGCGCCCGCAGTTAATGAAGCAGCAAACCTCGCGAACAACGATGGCACTAATTCATTCAATGCAGTAGTTGATGCAAATGAAGTATATGAAACTGTACGCTTCAGTGATGTTTCTCACCATGCTGGAGATGAAGATATTAACCAATGTTCAATCGGAATTGAGTTAGTTGAAAAAAATATTGAAGAGGGTTACATCAACTTCGTTAAATATCTTGGATATGCAATGGCTCAATTGGGCTTGTATCCGTCCACAAAGACCGTAAGATTGCATGGTGAGTTTGTACACACATCGTGCGGTACGTTCTACAAACGCAAAGGAATGAACCATATCGTTCGTGATATTATCAAATACTACGAGATTGCATTAAATGGAACTTCACAAGAAGTAACACCAACTCCTAAACCTGAACCAATTATTAAATCAAATGAACAGATTGCAGCACAAGTTATGCGTGGTGATTGGGGTAATGGTGATGATCGATACAATCGACTCACAAATGCAGGTTATGACTACTATGCAATCCAAGACATTATCAATGGCGGAGTAACGCCTACAAAATCAATTAATGATGTAGCGAACGCAGTTATTCGTGGCGACTATGGAAATGGTCAAGCTCGCTATGACAAGCTACGTGCAGAAGGATATGATGCAGATGAGGTCCAATCTAGAGTGAATGAGATTTTAGGATAGTTCTATGTCCAACTATGAATTTATGGGAATGATTGTACTTGTTGCTATTCCTACAGTCACAAGTATCTTCAAGTTATCAATTTCAATTGCTAAATTTGCAAATGCTGTAGAAAACCTAACTGCATGGCAAAAAATCAAAGATGATAAGGATGACGAACAAGACAAACGCTTGGATAATCATCAGCAAGAAATCGATAAGATTAAGAAAACTCATTATGAAAAAAACAGAATAAACTAAAAAATGGCCATTTTCTTTTATGAAAGTGGTCTTTTTTCTTCGTGTTCATTGAGTAATACAATAGAAGCGCAATAGAAACTAGATAGTAATGTGCTATGTTCAATGTGGTTGTATACCTATAATTACATCTCGTATCTAAAATACAGCCATTATACGCTCGCTGGAGTGTTAGAATCTGACCTACTCCCGTGAGTTTGTGAAAAAAGAAGGTTGCCCTTCTTTTTTATAGATTTACAATATAGTCAATAAAAGTAACAACTTAAGCAAAATGCATTCATCTTTTTATATATTTAGTCGTATACTTTTGTTGTTGAATAGCATTCTCCATAATAGCTATTTGATAAAGGAACAATGAAGAACTTCCTTTCTTCCTGATGTACTTGATCAGTACATTCACTAGTGGTTATATACTGTCTCTCAACTCTTTTATCTAATCAGATAAAGAAATATGTATATAACTGTAAATCAAATGATCGGTGGGGATTATTTGGTACAAAAAGCGCCCTTTCTCCAAGGCGCTTTTTACATATTAATCATTAAAAACTACAATGTAAACGTTTCCTTAACAAAACTTACTTGATTTATGGTATGGTCATTCCTGTTAGTGCAGAGGGGAAAATTACCGATGAGTTAATAACTGCATCAGAACACAGTGAAGGTGTCAGGTTTGTTATAAAAAATAGTGGAGAAGAAATAGAAATAATTCATGCTAAAGATGACTCATATGTTAAGGTTTCGGGTTATAAGTATTCACCTGAAGACTATTTAGAAGCTGTTACAGAGCAGTCTTTAGATAATTCTCAATATCCGATAACAACTTACTTATCTAATTATAGTCAAATATTTGTCGAAGATGTGGTAGCTCCTGAAGTGGAGTCGAGACAAATGGCACAAGCGTATTGGGATGTGATTCCTCCCACAACAGGTTATAGAGCTGATAGATTTATTGGGGTCGTGAATACGAGTCATAATCAAAATATTGCATTTATCGGAACAAGCGCAGGACTTACTACTGCAATTACAAAGTTAAGCTCTATTGGTCAACTTTCCGTGGCTGCGATAAAAGCAGCATTTACATTGACATTTGTGAAAGCCGTTCTTGTTGCTGCGGTTGCAGCAGGGGTAGTCGCATTCGTGGCTGGGAAATATCTAGCTCCAGTAAAAACAAATAAATGGGAAGCCTTACACTCAGCTGCACCAGCTGCAAAAAACACTTGGCAGATGATAACATACGTTGGAAATCAATCGTTTACAGGTAGCAAATATTATACTTACTACTATTATGCCAACCCAGGGTATTAG